GTCAAGCACAGGCTGGGGCAGAAAGTTTGAAGCTCCCTACTCTAGGATACTTCTTGTATTGCTTCCATGCAGCCCTTTACTTCTCATCACTCAAAATCACGCGACCTGTTGAGACATCAATAGTCACTAACCGCACCATATCGGAAATGGACTTCAACATGATATGGGCTCTGCTGGTGTTCCCAAGTAGTCTTGGAGGATTGGAGACAGCAACCATCACTAGCTTCCTGTACAAAGGAGGAGCAGATCCCCTCTCTAAAGACTATGCTCATTTGATGTTGATGCAAGGACGATCCCCCCTAGTGCGGAGATGGGTGTTTGCTCTTCATTCAGGAGACTGGATGGAGAGGAAGCCCTCTACAGAAGCTCTTTTTACAGATCCTTACGCCATTCCTCTTTCGCGCGGGGCAAGTCCTGTTCAAGCAGTTGAGCGTATCAGCCGGGAATCGGTCTACGCTCTGTCCTGCAACCAAGATATCAAAGATCTCATGGCAGCTGATGTCTCTGTGTACAAAGAAGCCCTTGTCCGGTCACTGGAGACTATGTCTCCTCTCAACCCTATCATTGCCTCAGATATACTAGGCTGGTCTGTTGTCGGGGCATCTCAGACAATCGGGAAGATGTTTACAGCGACTCGAACAATCCAGGATCTTGTTTCCAAGGACGATGATGTGGACCCAGTTGGCCTAATTCTTGCTTCTGGTCTCTCGCACTTCATGGAAACTGTGAGGAAAATCAGGAGCCTCCCTTACATAGAGAAAAGGATTGTAGATATATACCAGGAGATAGAACTCTTGAGAGGCTTCTGGGTCAGAGGAACCGAAATCAACCTCGTCGGGGTGACGGCATACACACCATGGGATCAGGAGGTAGATGTGTCGCTGCTTCCTCCGACACACCAAGGCATTCGTGGGGTACTCAGCAATAACATTGGCAAAGATGCCAACTGGAAAAGAGGCCCCCACACTCCCTATCTAGGACGCCAAACAAGGGAACATCGTAGTTCTCACGGGTATAGGATTATAACGTCCACCGCCCCATCAAGAGCTATCAAAAGACTAAGTGACATTATGATGCAGCCAGGAGTTGATTCATCCCTTAAGCAGCTGATTCAGCATGTAGCTTTCACCAGAGGCAATATTGATCTCCTCAGAACAACCCCATATTTAGGAAGTTACTATGGGGGAGAGATTGCACACCGGTATTCCTCACGACTTGGAGTCAGATCAGCAAATGGTCTAGGATCAATGTCAGTTGCCAGCAACTCACTGATATCTACCAACTCTGCTGCACCCCTTTCAGGAGGAGAAGATGATTACCCTCGTATGGTTCAAGAAG